TGTGGTGTTTGTACTGCATTGTCATAACGTATGTTAAGTGTAACTGTTACAGCATCTGAAGTTGCATAAGCAAGTGTATTGTAGTTTGCACTTTCACAATAACAGCCATATAATTCAAATGTTTCAAGTACATTAGGTGTGTTAGCACCGTTACCACCATCTAGAATTTCAATTCTAGTTGTAAACTTGTAGTCTTGTCCTGATGCTGCACTTGACTGTTCGAAGAAGTCAAACTGTTTCTGAAGTTGCTCACCAACAAGTTTTTGAACATTGTTGTTTACATCTTCACGTAAGTTAAGTGTAATTGGTTCCCAAGTGTGTTTACCTGCCAAATATACTTTTGAATTGTAAATGTCTAATGTCATTTGCTCAAATGATACATTTGGACGAGTTACATCAACAACTTGCTTGGTTAATTCTGTTGTCGGAGTTGAAGTTCCGAAGTTTTCCAAAGATACCCTAAAACGATATTGTAGTTTGGGCATCAACAGGCCTTGGTTACTTGCAGAATCTCCGCTTGCCAAAGGCACTGTAATTTTTGATAGTGTTGATATTGCCATTTAATTTGCTCCTAATCTATAAGTATTTATCAATCTTATAGTCCTGCTATTTCTCCAGTATTTTTAAGTCTCAGTGGAATGTAAATAAATTCAACTGCCTTAACAGGTTCAATAGCAATGTCTAAGTATAGTTCATTTCTATCAATCCTTGCTGGTGTATTGTTAGATTCATCACAAACAACTAAGAAGTCATATAGTGCTCTTTGACCAACTAGCTCAAGCATTAAACTTTCAGCTGCTTGTTTGATCTCGTCACGTGTGATCTTGTCATTTGGTTCAAACAAGTATGGTTTAGCAAGTTGATTCAACTGACTACGTAGGTAGATGACCAAACGTGCTACATTGATTCTATCTAAAGAACTTGCAGCTAACTGTCTTGTCTTTTGTCCAAAAGCAACCAAACCTGCACCTGTAATGAATGTAATTGGGTTTACTGCATTTGCATACAGTGTATCTCTTTGACCTTCATTTAGTGCTATTGATTTAAATTCACCTTCTGATGTAATAAATCCTGTTGAACTTGCGTTTGTAATACCACCACGTCTTGTACCTGCTGGTGCAAACCATGGGAACGATACTTGATCGCTTAGTGCAATAGTTCTTAACATCATATGACTTGGTGGAACAACAACATTGTTACCAAAGTTATCACTTGTAAATCCACTTGGATAGTAAACAGCCAAGTATGGATCTGTTGTGACTAGTCCGTTGTCGTTATCTTCAACTGCTTTGTTTGTATTTGTTGCCCAGTTGTTGATAGATGTTGCATCACTTGTAAGTCTGAATGGTGAATCACCTAGTACAAATGCTGTTAAGCCTCTGTCGTAGTTTAATGATTTCATTTCACCAATTAGTTCTGGATAAGCAGGACATGACATTAAGTTAAAGATTCTTGATTCATTGTCTCTGATATCTTCATTTGAATTAACAAGTGCTTGTAGAGCTTGTACAACAACTTTACGTTGTGCTTTTCTTCCAAAAGTACCCGAACCGTCTTCTTGGTTTGCACTTTCAGTTACCCAACGATCTGCATCATATGCAGCCATTGATTGACCTGTGCCGCTACCATATCTAGCGTTGTTACCTGCTGTATTAATATAGTTCTTAACATATTTCTTTACATTAAATCCACTTCTACGTAGATTCCATAACAACATACCTTTTGGATATAGTGCTGGATCTGGAGAGTCTGGATCTACATAGTCACTTGCAAGTAAATCATCAATATCGCCTGCTGTATCACTGTTTGCACCCGCTGTGTTATAACGAACATCTGCAAACAATATACCGTCTTCGCTTGTTTGATCTGATTTATCTACAAGTACCCAGTTATCTGCTGCATTTGCATTTCCAAGTGCTGAATTATATTTGTAAATTTTTGGATAATTTTCTAGATCACTTGTATCAACCCAAATGTCACCTGTTACAAGAGCTGTACCGTCGCTTTGTTTAGTTGGTGCACTTGCTGTAACAAGTGGTCCAGCCGGGTCTGTTGCTTTTGTGCTATCTACATTATAGAATGGACTTGCTATAGAACTTTGTCCACTTGATCCGTCATATTGATAACCAACAAACTCGCTACCGTTGTGTACCATTATATCTACTTCGTCTACAATTGAATTGTACCAAAGTGTTCCATTTGCTGTAGTTGCTGTAACTGCTGTGGGTTTTGCTGTGTAAAAACCTGTGCCGCTGTCATTTACAGGACTCCATAAACTTGCTTGTAGAACAGTAGGATTTGCAGTTACATCATCTTCAGTTGTCCCTGCTTCGTCAAATCTTGTGCCTGCAAAAGTTCCTGGTGCATAATAAAGGTTTGGAGTTCCATTGTTAGCATCTACAAATGGCGTAAATCCTGCTGAGGCTAATACACCGTCTGTATCAACAAATTTAATTTCTCCGCCAAGTGCGTGAGTAATGCTTACTTTGTTTGTTGCATCAACGCTTGCAGTAACATTTGTTATGTTTGCATTGTTAATAGCACCAGCAAGTAATGCTGCGTCACCTACTGCACCTGTGTAAGTTTCATTGACTGTTTTTGCAGTTTCGAAACTTGCTGAACCATTGTCAGTAGTTTGTACAGTAAAAGACTGGCTTCCTGAACTTATAGAACCTGCAATAATTTTATTGCCTGTTATAACTGTTGGAGCTGCACTTCTTCTGCGCTTTAATTTAAATGTTGCTAATGGAGGAGCGTCTCCTGCTACATTAGTTTCTACATATAAATCACCAGCTGACAGATTAGTGCCGCCGCCTGATTTATCTAGTTCGTATATAGCTGCTTCATTGCTGTCATATAATGGAGCACTTACTGTTTCCCATAACTCTGTTGAATTATTCCATTTTTTAACAAAATAACTAGCACCAAGATTAGGTGTAGTTGTTTTCATCCAAACACTGCCAGTAGGTCTTGAATATGTATCTGCTGTTTTCCATTCTGGAACACTAGTGTGTTTTGAAACTTGTAATGCAGGTGGATAGTAAGTCCCTGCGGCAATGTCAAGTTCGCCAAGTCTGTCAGTGTCTCCACCTATTACAATTTCGCCACCAAGTGTAGAGTCTTCAGATGCACTTCCTGTACCGTCACTGTAAATTTCTAAACGTCCGTCAACAGCCGCTGCAGTAATACCAGCAATTAACAATCCATTGATTGTGCTTGCAACATCTCCTACAACATCTGAACTATTAACAGTTACACTTGTACCATTAATAGTAATCGCTGCTGTACCTGCAAAGGTTGGATTTGCTGCACCACCTTGTATTGTTGGCCAACTTTTTGCCCAGGCATCACTACCTACAAGTACCCAAGTACCTGCACTATTTCTATAGAAAATTCTTATTAGTGTAGTTGTAGCAACAACTGCATATGATCCTATTTCTCCAATAGCACCACTTGGAATGTTTCCTGCAAAACCGTTAGTGATTACGTTACCTGTATTTGATAAATCAGTAGTATCTGTGATTACAATAGGTGCTTTATTGGTAAAATTTTGTCCACTATTTAACACAGATGCTCCGTTCCATTCTTGGATACCCCATAGAGTGTTTGCTGTGTCTAACCAATAAGTACCATCTGCAGGATTTGCTGCAGGAGCAGTTGAAGTTGGTTCTAGCTCTCCTAGATCAACATTTGCTCTTACTACCCAAGCTCTATTTGCTACTCCTAAATATGAGTAAGCCGCTTGCAATCCATATTCATTAAGCTCTCCGCCATGAACTGGATTGTTATTTGAATCTGTTTTGAAAATTGGATCACCAAATGTATCTGCTAGATCTCTTTGAGATGTAAGCAAGTATGGTATTCCTGCATTTGCCGCTAGTGTGCCTGGTGCTGTACCAGTGCCTGCAGCATTTGTTTTGTTAGCCGCAGTTGCGACAAAAATCATTGGTGTGGTACCTGGTTCAGCTGGGGTATAAAAACTTTCGTCTATTACGCTGACCTGTACGCCTGGTGATGTAAGTGCCATTATAATTCTCCTATTGTGGACATATGTTTGTTAATATTATTTAGCAAGAAAAACAGAAAACACTAGGTGAAAACAGGTTAAAAAGGGACCAAAAAGGTGAGCTAAATACAGTATGAGACCATTATGTCAATGCGGACAACGACCTTGTGCTGTAAATTATAAAAAGGGCAAAAGGATATACTATAGAAAACTGTGTGAACGTTGCCTGCGCAACGGCATTAATCATGGTGTGCCATTATGGAAACAAAGAGGCTATGTAAAATTATCCTATTGTGAAAAATGTGGTTATAAAAGTAAACACACAGAGCAATTTAATGTTTACCATATTGACGGCAGTTTACAGAATTGTAGACCTAATAATTTAAAAACAATTTGTGCTAATTGCCAACGTATTATGCAGAAGCAAGGAGTTCGCTGGAGACAAGGCGATCTTTTACCTGACTTTTGAGCATGTCAAATGTTCCACCATTATCAATCACATGATTGAATAGTACGTTTGCCCAAGCCCATTCAGATTTATGCACATCTTTGGGTTCTACACCAATATCTTGATACATTCTAAACCATACAGGATCGGGGCCTCTACGCACACGCCAAACTTCACCATAGATACTTTTTATCATATTTGCTTCATTTTCAAAACGCACATCAGGAATAACAAAATTTACGCCAGGATTTTGGACAATAGTTTTCTTCACAAGACTTACCCATATACCATCATCAAATCCATTACGCATACAATCTGTACCGAACTCTTGTAGTACCAATCTTGGGCTTATAATTCTTCCGGTTTCCTGTGACCAAAAATCATCTTTTTGTTCACGCCAAGCTCTGCTTTCATCTGTATCACCTTCTAGCATTTGTCTGTCCCAACCAAAAACTTCTGCAACACCGTCTTTTAGTTTATCAGCAAATGAAATCTTAGTATAGCCATACTCTTCAACAAGCATGTCTGCAACAGTGCCTTTGCCCGAACCAATTAAACCACAAATACCTATAATCATAATAAATCCTTCAAATAATATAAAGTATATAAGATTTATTTGCTTTTGTCAAGTAGTTTTTGGTAGGCTTGTTCAAAACCTTCTTCGTGTAGATATGCTTCGTTATTATTCCACATACGTTTGAAGTATCCAGGTGCTGATTCTAGTATTGTTTGTTCGCTTGCACTAAAGTGTCCTTTAACCATCCAAAAAAGCCTATGGGCTTCTTTGTGGCTAAACTCTGACATTATCCTATAGTAAATCCGTAGCCAACACCACCTGGTATAGAAGTGCTAACTTCTTGCTCTAGTTTTTCCATTTCTGATGCTGCTTCTGCTTTGAGTGCATCACCATTCAATTGTCCGCC